GATGAATATGCAGAATCTATCCAATAACCAAGCCCTTGTAATGTCAGAGGCGGCGGCATTGGCACAAATGGATGCTGCTAATCTTAATAATCGCCAACAGGCAGCGGTACAAAATGCGCAAAACTTTCTGCAAATGGATATGGCAAACTTGTCCAACAGGCAACAGGTCAATATGTTTAAAGCGCAACAACGTGTACAGTCTTTGTTTACGGATCAAGCCGCACAGAATGCAGCAGCACAGTTTAATGCAACCTCGCAGAATCAGGTTGACCAATTCTTTGCAAGTCTTAATTCCCAAGTATCTCAGTTTAATACGTCACAAGCTAATGCACAGTCACAGTTTAATGCTGGTCAGCGTAATACCGTAGAACGATTCAATGCTGAATTGAACAATCAACGTGATCAGTTTAATGCTACAAATCAACTTGCTATTGCACAAAATAATGCAGTGTGGCGTAGAGAAATTGCCACTGCAAATACTGCTGCCATCAATCGTGCAAACGAATTGAACGCCTCTGCATTGCTGGATATTTCAAAGAACGCCTACGATAATTTGTGGACATATTATGCAGATACAATGGAGTGGGCATGGACATCTGCAGAGAATGAACTTGATCGTATTAACAGCATGGCTATTGCACAGTTAAGTGCTGATGCACAAGCCGCCGCAACTAAAGCCGCTGGCAAAACGGCAGCTGGAGCAGCAGTTGGTAGCTTGATCGGTACACTTGGTAGTGCCTTCATTGAGTTCTGCTGGGTGGCACGTGAAGTGTATGGACCGTCTGACATTCGTTGGTTTATCTTCCGTGACTGGATGAAGAAAAATGCACCTCGCTGGTTGTACAAACTATATGTAAAGCATGGTGAAGACTTTGCTAAGTATATTAAGGACAAGCCAAAAATTAAATTTGTTCTACGCCAGATGATGAATTTAGTTGTAAAAAAACCTAAAGTGAGGTATAATTATGTTAAATAATCCTGCGCCAATTCTGTATAGAAATATTAATCAGCGTCTTAAAAGGGACGAAGAGGTAAATACAGCCAAGCCTAAGATGCGTGGTTTGCTTGCACAGTCTGAAAATAAGATGAAATCTAAAGATAATAAAGATGCCATTGATCAACCTATGCAACGTGTAGCATCTTATGTTGCAATGCTACGTGAACAGAGGGAGTCAATAGAATGATTGATAATATGGCAGAACCAAATTTTGATGCCCCAATTCCTGGTATGTCTCTGACGCATGAAGTTGGCGCACGTCCTTGGCAAACTCCAGCACAATATACAACGGTAGAAGAAGCGTTGGATTACTATATTCCGCGTTTTGCAAATGATGATGTAACAGACCAACTTATGGATGTCCTTGAAATGGGTGTGCCTGTAAGTACCGTTGCAAATAATATCCAACTGGCTGGCGTTATGGAAGGAAAGCATAGTGTTGATGTAGGTATGCTTGTTATTCCAGTTCTTATGGAACTTATTATGTACATGGCAGATAAGTCAGGTATTGACTATAATACTGGTATGGAAAAAAGCACAGAAATTAAAAGCACTCAAGTTGATAAGGCGCTTGCTAAATTACAAGATGAAGCAGAAGAAGAAAAAGAAGATGTGGATTCAACTGAGACTGATGAAGTGACAGATGATATTGTTAGTACACTTCGGGAAGTCGCAACAGAACGTGCAACAGGTTTGATGGGTAGGAGAGGTTAATGTCTTTTTTAACTGGTTTTGCTACAGGCTTTGCTAAATCTGTTGATACGCAACTTCAAAAAAGTATTGAACGGACACGTGACAATATTGACATGGTGTCTAAGTGGCGTTTAAAAAGAGCAGAAGAACGAGAAATAGAACGGCGCAAGAAAGATAAGGAAATTGAAAATCTGATCAAAGATGCCGCGTTTGTTATTGGTGGTAGTGCCAATGATGTAAACGCACAAAACATTGCCGCTGCTTTGTACAAAGAACGTGGCTTGTCTGGGTTTACAGACGACATTAACTTTATGAAAGAACAAAAAGAAAAGAGTGGTGTACGCCCTCTTGACTTTATTAATCGGGCTAATGTTGATCTTCCCGCAAATCAGTTTTCGTTATCTGATATTGTAAGAAGTTTGTCTGATGCCGAAAGCAGTTATGCCAAATCTGATATGGTATTTCCTAAAGGGACTATAAAAGGTAGTGGCCTTATTAAGGCTATTGCTCCCGGATTTGATGTTACAGCGGCTGGCACAGAACAGGCTGATGATCAAATGAAAGACATGGGTCTGGCAACAACACCAACTGACACAAAACGAGATTTTACAAGATATGAATTTGATCGTGAGGGTATGAACTATCACAGCATGGATACTAATACTAAGCTGAACTATTTGCAAGACATTATTGTAAATACAGCCTCTACTGAAGAAGATGTAAAAAAAGCAGAAACAAGGCGTGAGGCTTTGCTTAATTTGTCTAGGGAACAAGGTGATGATAAAACAGCTTTGAAAGCCATTGACCAATCTTTGTCACAGATGGAACCTCTAAATAATGACGGCTCTAAAAATACAGAGTATGCGAATTTAATAGAAGATAGAAAGCGTATTTCAAGAAAGATTGCGTTGCAAGAGGCGCAACTTGAAGGTAAGGAAGCTGTACTCCGCGCACGAGCAGAAATTGCATCACAAGATGGCAATGTAGAACTAGCTACAGAACTTGCTAGACGAGCAGACGATATGGCTGCAGGTGGTGTTACACCAATTGAAGTGTTAATTTCCCGTATGAATGAAGACATTGAACGTAAACTTGCTAAACATGGAGATGCTTATCGTAACAGTGAAGGAGAGTTTGATGGTAAAGGTTACGCTGAAGATATCGCTGCCCGTAATCGGGAAAAGACAAAGCAAGCAAATTTAGCGGGTGCAACGGAAGCGAATGTTAATCAAGCGTATAAATTAATTTTATCTAACGCAAAAAATAATTTATCTGTGACTAATCCGGGTCTTGCAACTATATTAGAATCATTGTCGGCAGCAAGGGGTAGCACAGGTACTTTCGATTCAGAAATTGTAGGAGATGTTCTTAAAACATTAGAAGAGCAAGGGGAAAATGCACCTGAGTTATTTAAACAGGCTATTAAACAGGCTGGCGATATTTATATGCAACAAGCCATAGAACAAGGTTGGAGTACAGATGCTGTTAGAATAGCTATGGAAAGATTTGGTACTATAGACTTTGAAGCTATACTCGCTACAACTAAAACAGAGCCTAGTTTAACTTCATCACCTGAAAATACCATTGTATCAGACGAGACTGTTCCAACGGATGAAACAACTGCTGCTTTAGGACAAGGACAACAACCTTCAGTCGCAGAAAGTGATGATGAAATAACTGTTGCTTTGCGTTCTAAGTTTCCAAACACGGCAAGCGGTGCTAAAGCATTTATTGAAAAAGGGATTTCTAAGGGCCACGACTTTAACACTATTGTCTCAGAAGCAACACAATTGCATGGTCAAGAGTTTTCTGACAATATAAATTCAATGTTGAATGTAATACGCAATGACCTAGAATCAACTAATGCTTTTACTAGAAATATTCTTGCTGTTGGAGAATCTTATGATCTGAATCCAGTTAAAAGGCGTAAGACTGCCGAAAAAATGGCTAATACACTTAACATAAGTGCGGATACAGCAAATGCACTTATACGTCAAGCGCTTGCTGACAAAAACAAACCTATTTCTTTTAGTGCAGATCAGGCTACAACAGACAATGTTAGACTTGTGTTAGATCAGGCTGGCTTATTAACTACGTTTGGTGATGCGGTTCCAGCGCAGAGAATGGATAAAGCAGTTGAACGAGTTGCTGAAGCATTTAAAATCTCTGAAGAAGAAGCACGTAATAAGATTGCATCCCTTTCTGTAAAAGAGGAGCAACCAGAAAGTCGAAGCAAACGGGATACGGGAAAATCCTCTAATAAACCTGTTGTAAAGGACAGCGGAACTGTAGAGTCAAGTGATGCGCCTTCTTCTGTAGATGCGCCTTCTTCTGACATGCGATTGTCAGACCCAAAAGCAATGAGTGATGCTGCTCTTATCGCACGTTATGTAACTAAGGACTTGCCGCCACCAATTGTCGCAGAGATTAAGCGAAGATTAAAATCTAAACCATCTTTTGTCGATCAGCTAAAAGCAATAGTTGACAAAGTAGAGAAAGCAAAAGAGGGTAGTACGGTAAGTAATCTTGATGATAAAACAAAGAAAAAAGTAAGAAGCAGAACAAATAAGCAGCGTGGGTTGATGGGGCGTTAAATGTCTTTACTAGACTATCTTGATGATGATGAAAAGCAATTAGTAAAACCTGTAACTACAGTAGACCAGCAAACACAGCAAGCTATTACAGGCAGTAAATCTGATGGGTTGGCTGATTACTTGGATGATTCTGCAGAAACTACATTCAACAATTCTGTAAAATCATATGAAGCAATTAAAAAGAATCCTGCGGTATTTCAAGCCGCTAAACGATTTTTAAATGAACGTCATGGCATGTCTAATGTTAAAGATGAAGATGTCATTGATGAGTTTATCAGCCACTTCCGTTCATTTGATGTAAATGAAATGACTACAGCTGGTGACTATGGCTATGTGTCAGCAGCTGCCGCAGATGCTACAAAGAAAAATGATGAGAAGGCTAAGATACGCCTGGCCGATTATCGTTTACTTTATCAAGCATTTAGAGAAATGCCTAATTTTTATGAAGAAGGCGGTGCTGAGAATGCTTTCACAGACTATGTTGAAGGTTTGCTCACAGCACCGTCTACTTATTTGGGACTGTTGCTTCCGGGTATTGGCAAAGGGGCAGGTGTTGCAAGTACGCAAGCCGCGAAAGCCGCTGTTGCTGGAACTCTTCGTCAGGCATTTCAACCACAACGGCTTGGCAGTCGTATGATTCAAGCAGCTGCATCTAATCCTATAAAAACAACCGTTGCTGGAGAAGCAGCATTTGGTTCATTACAAAACCTTGCGGCACAGAAAACAGAAATAGAAGCAGATTTACGTAAAGAATTTGACGAAAAAGAATTACTAGTTACATCTGTAGCAAGTGGTGTTTTACCTGCTGCAGCTGCTGTTGGTTTGGCTAAAGGTCAGTTCTCACGTTTTGCTGAACGCAATGTTGGTGATTTGCTGGATGAAGCGGATAAAGCAGAATTAGAATTAATTGAAAAAGCAAATAAAGCCGCTGACGAAACTATAACTGGCACAGATAAAAAGATACTGGATGACACAAAAGAAGTTCTTCGTTCACTTGATCCTGAATCTATAAAAAGGGGTGAAGTTGCAAAAGATAAAGTTAGAAATGAACTTGAAGAGGGGTATAAAAAAGGTATGGACATGGATAAAGAGGCTACCATACCTGGGGAAGAATATGATTTCATACCTACTTTTGATATTGTAATTGATCCAAATAAAAAGAAAAGAATCTTTGCTATGACAACAGATATTCTTGCAAAAGGTGGTGGGCGTAAAGACGGCGAAAGAGTAACTGAGGCTATTGGGCGTGTTATTCGTAATGCATCCGAAGAAGAGTTAGCAAACGAATTAAATATGGGAGACATATTTAAAAAATATAATCTCACTTCTGATGATTTTGCCAATATGTTTATGGCAGATGTGTCTCAGGCCGCACGTACTCTTCAACAGGCCAGTGCCGTCCGTAAAATATTAGATTCGTCCTATGATGATTTGTTTGGTATTAGTTCGCAACGTAAGGGTGATTTATATAAAGCGTTACAGGCTTTTGAACGTGAGGGTTCTGCGGGTGCAAAACGTTTCCTTGAAAAAACAGACATGATTACAGATGAGGTAAGTGTTGGAGCATTGAAACGAATGCTTGATGGGACAAGGGCTGTAGATAATCTTCGTCTGGCTATAATGACATCACAAACTGCCACAACAGTCCGTAACACTGTATCAGGTGCGACACGTGTTGGTATTGATACAGTAACAAAAGCAATAGATAGAGGTATTTCTGCGGCAGTCGGTAAGAATGTAGCAAAGGCAAACGATGATTTGTTTGCTGTTATTTATGGCATAACAAATAAAAAAGAAGCAATGGCTATTGAAGCAGTATTTAAATCTGGTTTTTCTTCAAAAGCATCCCAGATGTTTCGTGAACTACAAGATATTGCCAGTACAACTGACATGGCTGCGGGTGTTAAGTTAGGCAAAATGAGAGCAATAGGCGCAAATTTAAATGCATTGAACCAAGCATCAGATAATCTCTTTAAACGGGCAGCTTTTGTCGGTAGTCTTAAAAGACAACTAAACGAATTATTTACAAAACAATTGCGTGATCCGGCTAGTGGTATAACTAAAACAGATGTCGATAAATATAATCTTCGGGAGATTGTACGGCGAGGGGAGTTTAAGGGATTTTTTAGCACTGAAAATGGCAAAAAAATGTTGGATAAAGCAGTAGAAGATGCTCTTTATTTTACATACCAGAAAACGCCAGACAGTCAAGTAGCCCGTGCATTGATTGACGGTATCCATAAAGCACCCTTCCTAACTACATCTCTTGTACCATTCCCTCGATTTATTGCAAATGCTATGCGTTTTACATATGAGTATTCTCCCTTGTATCTTATGGACGCAGGATTTGTTAGGTTTGCTGCAAAAAATCAAGATAACTACGAGGAACTTGCTAAAGGTCTTGTGGGTACAGGTATGTTGATGGCGGGTGTTGCATTCAGAATGTCTGAACATGCTGGAGAAAATTGGTGGGAAGGAAAAAAATCAGACGGAAGTACATTTGATCTTCGCCCAATGTTTCCTGCTGCGCCATTCCTGTTTCTTGGTGATCTTGTGGCACGTGCTATTGACCAAGATGTTTCAAAGATTGTAGGATTTAAAGAGCAAGATAGACCAGTTTATGGTGATAGAAATGAATTGGCTGATGCTATCCAGGCGCTATCAGGCACACAATTCCGCGCTGGCATGGGTATCTATGCGCTAGACAATGCTCTTAGAGATATGACCGCAGAGGATGATCCACAAAAACTACAACGTATGGCAACAGCCGCCGCTGCAAACATCATTAATACCTTTTCAATTCCCATGACAATGTTGCAGGATACATATAATACTTTTGCTGCACCCGATGACGCAAGAATTGTTCGTAATACAAATTCTAGTGATATGCTGAGTTTCTTTATTAATAAATCTCTTGCACGTATTCCAATGAACTACAAGATTGAGCAGTTTCTGTCGGAAAGGTTAGAAGCCGTTGGAGTAAAAACTAATCCTTCTGAAGTATATCAGTCGCCAACACGTGCGGAAGATTTGCGCAGAGTAACACCGTTTTCAAGGCAGTTGTATGGTGTGCTGTACAATGAAAGAAAGAACAGGTTTGAAAAAGAACTTGCAGATAATAAAATATCAAGGAATGTAGTATTTGCAAAAACGGGTGTACCAGAAGCAGACGCTTTGATTTCAGACTTTATGGGTGAATATATTGTAGAGTTTGTAGTTCCTGTCATTGAACAAAGTGATAAGTATGCCAATTTGACACGCGAAGGAAAGAAAGATTTTATAAAACGTGTTATTCAAGAATATCGTACTGATATTATGGACCTTGTTGAATATAACTCAAAGCAACCTGTTTACAAAGAACGCTATGGTTTTGATCCTATGGCAAAAGCGGGATTGAGAAAAGTTCCAAAGGTTGATAGGGAACGGGCTATGCAAACGTATCATGACTTACACGGTGTACCAGAAGACGGTAAGTACGACTTTACAAAACTTTTATACTATGCTAAGTACTTGACGAAACTACGATCAGCAGGTGCATTTGACTAAATAAAAAAGGGGGCTTAATTGCCCCCTCTTCTTTTGTTATCAACGATTATCGCCTGAACCTTGTAAAGCATTTCGTGCTTTTCTATCCGCTAACTTATTTAAATTAGCTTCCATAATTTTACCAAGGTTAGCATCTACTTCCGTAGCAAGCATAGCGCAGTACCACAAAACATCCCCCAACTCTTTTTCTATTTCATAGAGCCTTTCATAGTAATTTTCTTTGTCGGCTCCGTCACGTATTAGCTTCTTTACTTTGTTGGCAATCTCACCCGCCTCGCCTGTAAGTCCCAGTGTAAGATATTCCAAAGCATCATTCTTTGGAAAGATTGCTGTCTCCGCTGCTCTGATTTGATATTCTGTTGCAGTAATGCTACTCATACCTTTCCTTTCCATAAACTCCTTTACTTCATTCTCTAGCCAACTCATTTTTATTAAGCCCTTTTTTTAGACTGTTACGCCTCATCAGAGGCTTCATCTTCTGCTTGTTCCAAAGCCACTTGCTGTGCCTTAACCATTGGTTCAACAAAAAACCTGTTTAGCATTTCCAGCTTATCGTGATAGTCTGCTACCTCTGCAAGTTCTTCCTCAATGGCTGTGCCAATGTCTTGATGTTCACCAATGCCAACAGGATTTGTTAGTAGCACCTCAATGTTTGCAAGGTGTTTGTTAATATGTCCCATCAGATGGGATTGTTGTGCGTTAATCAGCCGTTCTTTCATTTTCTTTCTCCTTCTCTCGTTTTAGTTTCTGCCACTCCTCGTATAAGGGGTGGCTTTTTGGTGGGTTGTATATGATAGTATCGCCCTGACGCTGCCATATTAGTGGTGCTTTAATCTTCTTTGACATTCATATCATCCACAATGGACTTAATATACATATCACGAAGACTGGAGTCAAGTGTCTTATTGAGTTTTCTTACCTCAAGAATAAGAACTACAATCATGCACCATATTCCAAATAGAATTAAAGCAATTCCATTCACATTTACTGCCCCTTTCTAAACCTGTGTTTAAAAAACACTATTACGTTAATAACGGTATTGGCAGTGATAGCTACTAACAACCACCACTGCCACCATAACAAGTCTAAGCCACTACACTCAATCATCTAACACTTCTGTCTCATCAACATATTTTTTTAGTAGACAAATAAGGCCAGCTTCCATAAGCATAGCTTGTGCTGTTGTACTCATGTCTAGTTGAAGTGTTGCTGAACCATCTTCGTGTTCAACCATTTCTATCACTTTGATTTCGGGTGTATCACTCATGTTGCAGTCAAGTCCACTACTTCACACACACCAGCCGTACAAGCTAGTTCACGGCCACCTGATGTTGTGTCTTCCTTCTCATAGTCTTGTAGCCATGTCCAATCAATTGATTTAGGCATTTTGTCTTTCATGTTTTTATACTCCTCTTCTGTGCAGTCTTGATAGGGTGCTTGTTTATATGTGTGTTCACTAAATGGTAGGAAGCTAATGCCTGATACTTCATCAAAGTATTCATACACCCATGCACCTACGTCCATCCATTCGTCTTCTTTCACAGAGATAGTAACAGATGGTTTGTGTTCACACCAGTAACGCTGATAGGTAAGCCACAACTCAAGCTGTTCAATAGCTGTCATATCTGTGCGACATACAGCACTATCAGGTGACTTCATTGGGAAGCTAAACACAGTGGTTGAGTCTGGCTTCATTACATCTGGCTCTGCTGGAATACCCTGGGATATCATGAACTGTGTAAGTGGGTCTTTGTTATCACCACGAACAGTACGAATGTAGTAAGGGTTATGACGAGCATGGATGCCTGACGCACTATCAACCAACTGTGACACTGTACCTGACGGCTTGACACATGTGATTGCTGCAGACTGATTAATGTCTAGCTTGTTTGAAAATTCTTTGTTTGTATCAATGGCAACATCTTTCAGTGCCTCAAGTGTCTGACCAATGTTCATGCCAAGGTGTGCTGACTTACCTGACATCAATGCATTGTCCATGATACCAGTCAGTGATACACCTAGCAGACGTTCTTCTTCAGTGTTATTCTTCCAAATCTTGCGAAGGTATTTAAAGTCCGTCAGCGTTGATTGGAACGTGCCAAGTATAGTTGCTAGTCTGACCTTCTCAACAAGCGTCTGTTGCGTGTCAGAGGCCCGTACAACCACCTCTGAAAGATTACAGAACTGATATGGACGCAGGATAATCTCACTGCATGGGTTACAACCAAAGTCGTGGTCACTTTCACGCCTACCATTTTTTTCTGCTTGCTTCTGTGCAGACTGCCTGTTGAAGATACCACGTTCACCAGACTTACTCTCATACAGAGATAGCCATTCACGCATGTATGTACCCATCTGTGGCTTTTCTTTGTAGGCAACACTGTTGTTTGCAAGCGCACGTTGGCCTTCGTTCTCCCACCACTGACCTGCCTTGGCATGACGCATCTGGTCATCGTTCAGGTTTGACAGGCTGATAAGTGCGCTTCGTCTGACCCCACCTACAACAACAACTTCACCAATCTTACACATGATATCGTGACACTCAATTGGGTATAGCCTACGACCTGCCGCACCCTTAAATTTCTCTACACAAAATGCAAACAGTTCTTCCAGCGGGGCTGGGCCACTGGCACGACCACCAAATGTTTTTAGACGTGCGCCAGCAGGACGAACCTCTGACGTATCCCATTTGGGAACCTGCCCTGCGTACAGGAGAGATATTAACTCACGCAGTGATTTGGCCCAGCCCGGACGTGAATCGCCAACTTTGATTACAGTATCAGTATCATGAAAAGACTCGTTGACGATTGGCAGCTTCTCTACATGATGACGTTCAACAGAGAAGCCTACACCAGTGCCACACATGAGGATATACATTGTCTCGTCAAAGGCACGAGGACTATCCACTGGTACGTAGGAGCAGTTATAACCGCCAACATGACACCTATCTAAAGCAGGTCCGGCAGTCATTAATGCTCTCATGCTAGGCATGATGTCTTGGTTAAGCACAGCCTCTTCTAGATCAGCATTGAGTTGGCAAGCAAGTTTATATCCATGTTTCTTTTCAAGGTGTGCTGATAGATAATCAAAGTATCGTGACACAGTTTCAGTCCATGTCTCACGCCTTTGCTCATCTTCTTTCCAACGAGCATACCGCGAAAGGGCAATAAAGTTTTGATAGTCTGTAGGTAGGTAATTGTTCATTCACGGTTCTCCTGTATAGTCTTAATTAGTTTAACATCGACACCTTCAATATCGTACAAATATTCTTCCAAAGCATCTTCTATTTCAATAGCTACATCACCATCTGCTGGCATTGGGTATTCTTCAGGGTCTATTTGAAGTGTAGCACATACCTTAACTCTTATCATCATAACAGCCCTCGACCTCTGTTATAAGTTTATCCAGATACCATCGTGCTTTCTTCAAATCTTCTGTACCATTTTTATAGCGATAACGCCACAGGTATTTCATGATGTTGCCTTGGAGATAAAACTCATAGCCCTCTCCTGTAGCCGCAGCAATGGCCTCAATGCACTCAATGCCTTGGTTATTGTAATGAGGGGGATGATTTACCATATCATCTTTCTTAATACTTTGCTTTAGCTGACGAGCCTGTTCATCATATCGTTCAATTATACTTTTATAGTCAGTCATTACGCATTGCCTTTTGTTTTTGTGTTAAAGTTAAGTGTTATAACATTACCATCTACACTTTCTATAGTTGGGGAAAAATCTGTATCAAACTCATATTTAAAATAATTATCCACATAGTGAACAATAAAATCCCGAAATGCTTCGTCTTGCTCCATCAAAGGTATTGTAGACAACATACATTTTACAATGTATTCAAAGTCTTTTAACAACTCTGCAGATAAAGCAGACTCTCCAGAAGTCATTACAGAGAAATGCGCATCACCAGTAAATTTATCGTCATCTGATTTAACGGGACGAATACGAATTAGAAAATCATTTTCATCTACATGATATAGATCATCTGTTGTCATGACTTTTTCCTTTCTACTTTCTTTCCAGTAAATTTTAGAAACTTAGGGTGTTTATTAGTACCTTTTTCTTTCAGCCAATCTTCTGGAATAATCCTATCATAATATCTAAACCCATATCTGATACACCATTCACCATACGTTGACTTAGCCCCTTTGCGTAACTTTCGCCGACTGTTTTCAAAAACAAACCGTATATCTAATTTAGGATGTTGTTTTTTAATTGCAAGATGTTTTCGTCTATCAGCCGCAGTAAACATACCTTTTGTTTCGATTATGATCCCGTTATTAAGCACGAAGTCGGGGGTATAGGTTCTGTACGCAAGGTCTTCCCATTCAATTTTAATAGACTCATATTCATAAATTATTTTGAGTCGATCAAGATACTCAGAAACCTTATGTTCCAAACCGCTACGAAACCCTAACTTTCGTGCCACTATAAACTGCTTTGCGTTAGGCAATTACCTATATCCTTCTGCCAATTCAACATAAGAAACAATCTTTGGTTCTTTTGCTTGTGACTTAACAGCAGGTTTTTCAACCAGGCTAGGCCAGCATTCTTT